TAACGGGGGTCTGAACTCGATTGTCGGGAAAGAAAGCCTCGCTTTCATTGCAACATATACCACGCCTTGAACTCGCTGTCAAGTGGTCCTTAGGGTCCGATTTCACTAGAAATATTTCGCGAGGTCCAAAATAACTACTTGACTTCAGCTCGTTCAACTCATAACGTCAAATTCGACAAGGAGATTTGAAAATGGCTTGCGATTGCTTCACGAAAATCAACGAGCAGATTGCACAGTTCAATACTGTCATGGTTCCGCTCATCACTTTCCAAATGAAAGTGTATCCTCTTATCCAAACCGAACAGGTCGAGAAAGGTCGTGGCAAAAAGAAAGCCACGACAATTTTCCCTGTGTATTGTCCGTTCTGTGGCGTCAAATATGATGAGGCATCCTAACATGCCCCTCTACCGCATAACCTACACCGCCTGGGACATCTACGGCACCTTGATCGTGGAGGCTCCCAACGAAAGCTATGCCGAGAACCTAGCCTGTGCTATATACAGCAAGTTTCCCGGCTGCGAGTTTCACTATCTCGGATCGGAAAGGGTTTAACACATGAAAAAGAAAGATCAAATCTGTTCTTGCGTATGTGCGCCGGCTCCCGAAACCAAGGGACCACACCACGGCCCGCATTGTGTTATGTATCAATCCGTTCCTAGCGAGGCATCGATAGCGGCTTTGACAAAGCTCTATCATGGTCGCAAATGAAACCCGGCGACCGCCTAGACTTCCACTCGTTACGTGTAGATAAACTCTCCACGTACGCCCGGAAGCTCCACGACGGTTCCACAATTGAGGTTTACCGCTATGCGTTCACTTCAAGCGAAGATAATACTCGCTATGTATATTCTGGCGTTTATCTTGGGTGTAACGTTCGGGTTGGCGAACAGATCAGCGCTCGGGCCACCGTCAAGATATTGCGGGATGAATGGGGGTTCACCCGGTTGCAGCGAGTGAGACTGATTGGTCCTCGTCCGCCGCAGTTGTTCTAGGGAGAAGACATGAAACCCGAACCCACCCGCGAGCTAGTCACGCTCTGGCTTTTCGGCCTGTCCACGATCAACGTCGCGGTTGGCCTGTTGAACCTAATTCTTATCGCCGCGATCCTTCACGGCTTGCACCTTTAGTAAGTAGCGTATATAGTAATCGCTGAGCAATAGGGCTCGGATTAATGAGGGTTAGTCACATGGTTAGCAAGAAGAACGAAGATACCGCCGCCGTCGAAGGCGAAGTCGTCGCCGAGAACGAGACGACCGCCGTCGACCAGCGGCAGAGCGAGCCCGCCGAAGGCGAAGTCGTCGGCGAACCGACTTCGGCCGGCATCCGCGCCCGCCGCGCGTTCATGCTCAAGCAGTTCCTGCCCAATCCGGACTGGATCAACAAGAACGTCGTCGCCAACGGCAAGGGCACTCGCGCCGTCATCGGCCGTATCTACGGCTATGCGACCGGCACCGAGGACAAGACCAACACCCTGCCCGATGGCAGCGTCTCCAACTCGATCTTCGTCAAGGGCGTCTTCCAATCGGAATCGCTCCTGACCGGCGAGCTTGGCGAGGCCACCGGCGTTTTCTTCCCGATGGCTTATGCCGAGAAGATCAAGGCCGTTTTCGCCATGGGCGACGCCGGCACCATCAAAACCGTCGAAGTCGATTGCGACATCGGCTTGGAGGCCACCGGCAAGACGATCCCCTACGAATGGGTCGTCATCGCCTTCCGCGAAGGCAAGGAGATGGATGCGCTCAAGCGGCTTCGCGGCTCGCGGACGCGGCCTGCGGGTTCGGCGGTCCTGACGCTCGCGGACGGCACGTCGAAGCCGGCGACCGACACGAAGGTGTTGACGCAGGGCTGATCGGTCCTTATATAGGTCGGGCAGAACCCGCCCGGCTTTGCACAAAAGGAAACCCCTCCGTCCATCCAGGCCGGAGGGGTTTTTCTTTAAGTGACTGATATCGTTACTTAATCACAATGGTTCATTTTGTAACTTGCGTTAAAGTTCCTGATATGACATAAAATTTCTTCCACGGCTGGGCGGCCTATGATGCAAAATCCCTTGACATTCGAGAATCCCCCCTCCGCACAAGCCCTCTAGGGCATGGCGAGGACGCGAAACTATGCGGCCGAATATCGGCGCCGCAAGTCGTCGCGCGTCGTTCGGGAGCGGGAAGCTCGCCTAGGCCGAGAATTATCCCCCCAATATAAAGCTCGTATCAAACGGGCGATCGAGAAGGGCAAGAGTCTTCAAGAGGCTCGCGGCCACCGTCGCGGCGAACACGTCGAACGTGCTGAGCGCGAGAAAGCCGAGTTTGGAATAACGACCGCCCAAATGCGGAGCATCCAAAAGTGGGCGGATAGTTACAAGAATGAAGATCGCGACGTTGAAGAAATCATAGACTTCGCTCGCGAGAATGGGTATGAGTGGTTTGTTAATTACCGCGAAACTTGGAACGCTGCTCGCAAGCAATATTTGAAAGAGCTTCGGAGTGGTTCTTATGCCTCAAGGGGCATTGGCTATCTAGAAATGCTCGCAAGTGAGGCTGCGGCGCCTCAGGTTTCGTGGCTATATTATCACTAGTTTCTAATGAGGGTTGGAAACATGTTCTACATAGTTTGCTTCATAAATTCCAAGGGCACGTATCGTGCTTGCATGGAAACGTTCGGCGACGCTGACAAAGCATCGCAATGGGCGGAAAAACTCGCGAGCCGGGACAAGGTCCGCTCATGGGTTGTCGAGTGTGAGAAGCCGGCCGAAGAGAAGCCGGCGATTGCCCTTCCTCCCAAGCTGCGGCTTGTCGAGCCGGGGGAAGAGTGATGCCTGAGGAACTATTCTGGTATCGCATCCGCAAGATTTTCGACCGCTGGCATGTCATCGTCTCAACGGGCGACAATCGGGATTTCCCGACGCTGCAAACCGCCGCGATCTTCGCCGCGACGTTCGCTATGATCGGCTACGTCAACGCGGATCAGCCGCGCACGAACAACAGCGAATATTCAAGCGGCTGGAACGGTGCCGACAAGTAGCGCCGATCGCGTCCGCGCCTATCGAGCCCGCCAGCGAGAAGCCGGCGCCCCCGATAGCAGCCGCGAATGGCGTCGGGTCCATAGGAGAGAACATCGTGAGCGCAAGCAATCTGAGCTTAAGCCTTTTGTCGCTTGCGATGGAGAAGGATGCGGAACCGACGCGCTCGGAAGACAATTATATATGCTCTTTCGGATGGGTGATAGAGAACTATTCACAGGTTCCCACCTCTCCACGGAAGAACTACTTGATTTCATCTGCGACGAACCCGCCGGATCAATCCTAGTCGGCTTCGCTTTTGGCTATGACGTCACGATGATCCTTCGCGACCTGCCCCCCAGGCAGCAAGCGAAATTGTTTGAGGAGAAAGAGGTTGGCGAAGGACGGTCCCGTTATGTCTGGTACAAAGGTTTCGACATCGAATATTTGCCTAAGCAATATTTTCGTGTCCGCCGGGCTATTGTTCATCGCGATGCTACTGGTAAGGAAAGCCGCCGGCCTGTTGCTGGAAGTAGCCGAACTATCTATGAGACTTTCGGCTTCTTCCAAAAGTCCTTCCTCAATACCATCAAAAGTTTTGCTGTTGGAACATCTGAGCAAATCCGAAGCATCGCCGAAAACAAAGCCCGCCGCTCGTCGTTCACGGAAATCGACGACGAAGAGCGAGCCTATTGTCGATTAGAGTGCGAGTTGCTCGGGGAATTGATGGAGCGATTGAGGGAGTATTGTTATGCGGCGGGCATCAGACCTACTAGCTGGAACGGCGCGGGAAAGCTTGCGAGCGGACTACATAAGCTCCATCTAACCCCGACTGGACATGATGTAGGATTTTCGACGCCTTCGGAAGTTTTCGATTTCGCCAACATGGCCTATTATGGAGGCCGCTTCGAAGTCACCCGAACCGGACTGATCGGGCAGAAGGTCTATGAATATGACATTCGGTCGGCCTATCCCGATAAGATGCGGCAGCTTCCATGCCTTGTTCATGGGAAGTGGCGCCGCGCTAGTGCTGGTGACATCTCTAGTCATCGCGGCCTATATATTGCTAGCTGCACTTTCAAGCATCCTGATAACGGTCGCGCTCAAATGTGCGGCTTTCCTCTTCGCTCTCAAGAAGGGCATTTATATTGGCCGCGCCAAGGCGGGGGCGTTTATTGGTCGGTCGAAATCGAGAGCACGAGAAAACTAGGCGCCAAGATAACGATCAAAGGCGGCTGGATATTTGAAGCTGGCTGCGACTGTCAGCCTTTCGACTGGATCGAACCGCTCTTCGATTATCGGCGCACGATCGGTTCGCAGGGAGCGGGCTATCCGATCAAGCTCGGAATCAATGCGCTCTACGGTACGCTGGCGCAGCGAGTCGGACGCGGGCGCTATACGAACATGATTTGGGCCGGTTTAATTACCGCGATGACACGGGCGCAATTAAATGAGGCCATCGCCTTAAATCCCGGTCGGATATTGATGGTCGCGACCGATGCGCTCTATTCGCTCGATCCGCTACCCCTGGAGTGTGGCGACAAGTTGGGGCAATGGGAGGGGGCCGAGCTTGAGGATTTATTCCTTGTTCAGCCGGGGCTCTATTGGTCGCCCGACAAGCGCAAGAAAAAGAGCCGGGGGTTACCCGGCAAATTCTTTGAGGAAGGCGGACGGACGGAGGAATTCGAACGTCGGTGGAAACATTGGCGTGACTATGCCAGCGAAGAATTTCCTTGCGTTGACGTGCCGCTGCAATCGTTCGTCGGGTTGAAGATAGCGCTAGCTCGCGGCAAACCGGAGACCGCCGGCAAATGGGTTGACGAAATACGATCGATCAGTTTCGATTATCGCAATAAACGCGACGGCCACGCATGGGAGGGCGACGCGATCGTTACCGGCCCGAAGCAGGGGCGCCCCGGTTTATTGTCGCTGCCCCACCGCGACTTTCTCGCCAAGGGCGGCCAGGAGCCTTGGGAAATGGCGCGAGCTATGCTAGAAGAACAGCCGGATTATGTAGACCTCGGCATTCCGTTCAAGGATTGAAAATATGCCCACTATCAATGTCCCCTCGGCAAAGAATTATTCGGTTCCGCTCAATGCGATCCCGATGGTTACGGCCGCCGAGCCGCGAGAGGGCAATAAACTGATCCCGGTTCAAATCGATTGGGCCGACATGGCTAGCGATCAGGGCGCGGTCTATTTCAACTTCCAGAATAATGCGACGCTGGAAATCAGCCAGATTGCGTCGCTGTCGATCGACAACAGCGCTTGCGGATCAGACATTCAATTCATCTTCACCGACACGTCCGAAACTACGACGATCCCGGCTTATGCGCCGAAAGTCATCGTCCCGGTTTTTTCGAACCGGCAGGACTTCTATGTGGTCGCGTCGCAGTTCATTCGCGAAGAGGACATCACCCGCTTTTCCATCCTCAACTTTCTGGTGCCGCCGACTTCGGTTCCCTTCACCGTGGAACAGTCAACGGTCGCCGCCGAAAACCTCGCCGCCGATGGTACGACGGATCATGAATTGATCGCGCCGAGTATCGACGGCACGATCCTTGGAATCCAAGTCGTCCGTTCGTCGCCCTTTCCGAACGTCGGTTTTCAGACTTTCGCAATCCAGGACGGAACGGGGGCCATCCTCTTCGTCGGCCAGTTCGACAATGGCACCGCCAATTCGAGCGGTTCGGCGATCCTGCTCGACTTGAACCCGATCCACGTTCGCTTCCTGGATGGGCTTTCGCTCACTCAGACGGGCGTGGACATCGGCGGTTCTTATTGCGTCAATCTTCTGTACCGCACCCCGTAAGGAGTCTGTTCGATGGCCGGAACTGGCATGGATATGATGGTTGCCGCTTTGTCCAAGCTTCCTGGCATGGGCGAAGCTTTCGCGCAGGCGAAACAGCTTGCGGAATCTGGCGCCTATCAAAAGGTGATGCAATTCGCGGACGGCCTCGCCGCCCATACTGCGGAGCTTCGCCGCAATAACGATCTATTGGAAAGGTTGCTCAATGCTCAAAGTCTCCGATCCGAACAATCAGAAGGAGCAGGAGGGATATTGCTTGGACCAGACGATCCAGCCGGAGCAAACCTCCGACTTGTCACCGGTGCCGGTTCCGGAAGTCCTGGCGGACCTGTCCATGATGGAGCCGTTCCATTTGAACGAACTGGAACCGATTGACGATTTCGCGTCGCTTTCGCTCCATGTCGCGCTTTTGACCGGGACGGTTAAGATGCTTTGGGATCGACTGCAACAATTGGGAGCGTTCGAAGATGACGACTGAAATTCTCGTTTCGGACGGCGGGACCGGCGAACCGCTTGCGGTCGTTGAAGTTCCGGCTTCAGAGCAAATTGTCGAGGCGGAGGCTGTTGAAGTGTCCGTAGAGGCTACAGTCGAAATCGCCGCGATCGAAGCCGAGCGTGATATTGCTCTTGCTGAAATCCATGCCGAAACCATGGAGAATATGGAAGAGGCCGCGACGGAGCGCGAAGAAATTCGGGCCGAAGCCCAAGAGGAGTTGAGCGAATGGCAACGGAATATCGAAGCTCAGATGGCGAGCCTGCAAACGGGGACGGACTTGATCCTCTCGTTATTGACCCAACCGCTATCGGAGGAGACGCCGGAGCCCCCGAGCCCGAGCGACATCCCACCGGCCGAAAGCGTCGATCCGACATCGGACGCCCCCGAAAAGGCTCCGGAGCCTCCGCGAAAGCGGGTCAAAAGACTGCGCTGGATTTAAGCGCCCTAACCGGCATGTTCGTCGGTATCCATGCCCTTCTCGCCACCCGAACCGGCATCCCGGAATTCGAGATTACGATGGATGAGGGCAAGGAATTCACGACGGCCTGTCAAAAGGTCATGCGTCACTATAGTGTCGAGACGACGCAAAAGACCTTGGACACGGTGGCGCTGATCGGCTCGGCGGCCTCGCTTTACGGGCCACGAGTTGCGGCTTATCACTTCCGCATGTCGGCGGAAAAGGCGGCGAAAGAAATGACGCCTCCGCACGTCAATGTTGCCGGGGGCGCCAGCAATATTCATCCTTTCCCGAACGGGGCAGAATTTGTCGGCTAGTTTTCAACTTCCGGGGGCGGAAGATAGAACAACTGTTATCGGCCCGACCGGCTGCGGAAAGACGGTTCTGGCCGGCTGGATATTGTCCAAACAGAACTTTCAATATCGCCCATGGGTAGCGCTCGACTTCAAGCGTGAGCAATTGTGGGATCGCGTCGGAGACCCTCCAATGCGACCGCTTAAAGTCGGGCAAATGCCCGGCAAGACGGGTCTTTACCGGATGCCGGTAAGACCTGATGAAGATGAAGCGCTAGAAGATTGGCTCTGGCAAATATGGGAGCGCGGCGAAGTAGGTTTGTTCGCCGACGAAGCTTCTCTACTTCCGAAAAAGGGCGCCTTCAAAGCTATCCTCCGCCAGGGTCGCTCACTTCACATTCCCGTTATTGCCTGCACTCAACGGCCGGTCGATTGCGACCGCGAGATTTTCAGCGAATCTCAATATCGCGTCTTGTTCGGCGTGGAGGACGATCGCGATTGGCAAGTCATCGGTGGTTTGTTCAAGGCGCCGAACGTCGATATCCGCCAGCCGCTTCCGCGCCATTGGTCCTACTGGTATGACGCGAAGCAACGCCACGCTTTCAAGTTGAAGCCCGGCCCCGATCCTGCTACAGTCGCCGCTGACTTGAAAAGGGCGGCGCCCTATTCGTGGTTTTGGGGGAGTTAAGCGACATGGAAAAGACGATCATTTCTTGGTCGGTTCCAAACCTCATCACGATTTGGCTGATGCTTTTCGCCGGCCTCTTCGCCTTCGCGCTGCTCTCGACCGCCGTTGCGAAGCGCCTGGGATCGGCGCCGGATGGTCCGGCGAACAATTCCGCCGGCTATTGATTGGAGGCTATGCAAATGCGCCTCATCAATACCGACATCATTTCCAACCCATGGAATTGGGCAACCGTCCTGTTGATGGCGCTTATCGCGCTGTTCGGACTTGCCCTCATCGTTCAAGAGCCCGCCGAATAGTCGGCCGGGAAATAGCGGGGAAGTAAATTATGGCTGGCAGGACCAATGGCCAACAGCAGGCGCAAATGTCGCCGCAGCAGCAGAACCAGCTTGCGCGGACGCTGATCCTTCGGGGCGGCCAGATCGGCAACGTCTATTACCCGCCCGCGATCGATGTCTGGCAACCGCAGAACCCGCAAATCCAGAGCGGTATCGGCTTCGGGTCGGTCCTGACCTGCTATCTGCGCAACGTCGGGCTGGTCAAGCGTCTCGTCTTCCGTTTCACCGCGACCATCACGGCCGGCGCCAATGACCTGACGCTGACGAAAGTCGGCCTCGCCAACTTCATTTCGAACATCACCTTCTACGATCTCGGCAACAATCAGCGGATCAATTCGACCGGCTGGCATTTGACCGCGGTCGCGTCGGCCAAGCGCCGCGCCGTCTTCGGTGCCGCCTATGTCACCGACACGCCGCTGGGTTACGGCAACAACAACAACCGCGTCATGTACGCTCCCAATACGATCGCGGCGACGACTTCCAGCGAAGTCGATTTCCAGATCGAAATTCCGTTCGTGAAAAACGACATGGATTTGCGCGGCGCCATTTACGCCGACGTGACGCAAGCCACCATGCAGGTCCAGATCACGCTCAACCCGAATATGATCGTCTCTTCGACGGCAGACCCGACGCTCGCGGTCTACAAGTCGGCGGGCGCCGGTCTCGGCACGATCTCCAGCGTCCAGGTCAATTTCTGGCAGAATTATCTCGATCAGCTTCCCCGCGCTCAGAACGGCGCACCGATCCTGCCCAATCTCGACCTGGGTACCGCTTACCTGCTCAACAACACGTCGTCGGGTCTCCCGATCGCCAATCAGTTGAACAGCGCCGCCTTCACCAATGCGCGGACCTATGAATCGGTCGCGTTCATCTTCGACAATAACGGGACGCTCAACGTCAACGGGTCGGATTTGAACAACATCACGCTGACCTCCGCCAACATGACGAACTTGATGGACGTCGACGGCAAGATGATCGGCTTGATGGAGCGCAACGTTATCGGCGGCGACTTCCCGGCCGGCATGTATTACATGGATTTCCGGCACCGGCCGATCGACACCAACCAGTATGGTAACATGCAGTTGAACGTCAATCCGTCCAGCGTCGGCGGTTCGGGCGCCGTCATTCTCTACGGTTGGGAATCCTACGGCATTATCGGCCTCGTCAATCAGGGCGGCTCGATCCCCTCGGGCGGCAACTAATAAGTCCCACCTGAGGCCCGCCGGTTGTAAGCTCCCCAACCCTCACTTGCAACCGGCGGGTAACTTTTCGAACGAGGGTATTTGGAAGACGCCATGCAAATCTTCGATGACATCAACGAGATTTTGAAGGCGCCTTTCGTCGGCAATCTCGATATCAAGCATCTTTTCTTGCTGGTCGGGCTCGTCATCATTTTTATCACCGCTTGGATTTTTGTCCTGCAACATATCAGGACTGCGGCAATGGAGATAATCGAATGAACAAATATCATTGGCTCTCGATGCTGCTGATCTTCGCGATCGGTTATGCAGCCGCCCGTTTCTTCCCTCAGATCGGCAACAAGGTCGGTCTCCCCTCCAACTAACTGCGTTAGGGCTCTTCTGGCATCATGTCGCAGTCGTCGTATATTGCCGGGGGGCTTGTCCTGGGCTTCGTCCTGTACCTTGCTGCTAAGGGACGGCTGAAAACCTATGGGCAAGCCCTCTTTGGGCCGTCGCCGACTGCGACTTCGGACGGCAAATCCGGCGGCATCGGCGGCGCCGCGTCCGACTTCCTGGAAGCCGGCAAGACAGTCGCCGCACTCGCGCCGTTCGTGCTGTAGATGCTGCTCGCTGTCCTTCTCGTCGGCGTCGTCCTGATCGTCGTTGCGGTCAAGGGAAGTCAGGACACGCTTTTCGCGGCTCTCAAAGAGGACGTGCCACATTTCGGGGTGTGGGCTGCGGCCATCCTCGCTTTGGGCGCGATCGGCTTTGTCCCGGGATTGAAGCCGATTTCTCGCGGGCTCCTGGCGCTGGTCATCGTCGTTATCATCATCAACAACTACCAGCAAATCCTGGCAGGCTTGAAAGACGGCTTCACGCCGGGATCGTCGGGCGGGGGCGGTAGTGGAACGACCGGCACAACTTCTACCGGCCAAGTCGCGGACCTGATCAAACAGGGTGCCAGCCTGTCCGAAGCCTTCGGCGGGTTCGGGGGTTGACATGGAAGATGCGGAGAAGATCATCCTCGCCGTTTTCGGTGGTGTGATAACACTCGCGATCATTTCAACGATCGTCGGTAAGAATAGTCAGGCGCCCGCCGCCATTTCGGCTATCTCCGGCGGCCTCGCCAAAGTCGTATCGGCCGCAGCCAACCCGGTTGGCAATGCTGCGAACAACGGCAACAATGGTGGCAACGTCTTTTCATCGGCGGCTTCGTCGATCAACAATTTCGCTGGCGGCTTGAATTCGGCCGTTGGATCGGCAAACCAACTTACCGGGGCCCTCGGCGTCGGTTCGCTTTCGGACCTAATGGGAGGGTGAAATGAAGGATATCGGCGAAGGCGTGGTCACGATCGCGCTGGCAATCATCGGGCTTGGCATCATCGCCACGCTCGTTTCGAAAAAGGCGAATACAGTCGGCGTCATCCAGGCAAGCGCCTCGGGGCTCGCCAACAATATCGCCGTGGCTCAGTCGCCGGTCACCGGAACCTCGCTCAATCTCTCGCTCGGATATCCCGGCGGCTCCGACTTCGGCAACATCTTCGGCGGGTAACTGCGTTACGGCTTTAGTTGGGACCTTTCGATATGGCGCTTTATAAACTCGACAATACTTTTACCGATCCGGCTGGATCGCAGTCGGGATTTGCGACGCCGGGCGAGGGCGCCCAATTCACCGGCAATTGGGGCTTCCCGCGCCAGGAGCCAGTGCCACTTGAGCCGGTCCGCCCGACCAAGGGCCTGCGGTCGTGGCTGTTCCCGTCGTCGCCCAAGAGCGAGCAGCAAGGTTTCGCGGGGCTGGAGGACGCGCTCCAGCACCGGCCGGCGGGTTCGATGCCGAATGTTCCGCCCGTCTTCGGCGGCGTCGATTATGTCTACACGCCGCCCTACAGCCGTGGCGCGGACGCCTTCGTTCCGGTGACCGGCAAGGTCCTCTACAATCCGATCGGCGCTGGTGTCGTCGCGGGGCAACGTCCGCAGGCGAGTTACGGCCCCGCCGCCCAATATGCCAATGGCGCCATCTGGTGGACTTCGCAGGTCATTCCGACGAGCCTCAATATCCAAGGGTTGACGGACCCCGATGTTCTGGCCGAGCAACTCGGGATGCTCAATGTTCAGGCCGTCGTTCGCACGACCGGCTAAGGGGGATCGATTTATGTCAACGCATCCGCTTGAATGGGCAAAGGATCACCCGGCCGCGACCGGCCTGGGGATCGTCGCGGTCGGCGTCGTCTTTCTGTTCCTGCGCGGATCGGGCGGGGGCTCCAGTGGCGACAATGGATCGGCCGCCGCTTATTACGCGGCCAATGCTGCGGAAGCTCAGTCGGGCAATGCTCTGGAAGCGGTACGGATCAACGCTGCCGCTCAAACCCAACAGACTTTGATCGCCGCCGATGTCAGTAAGTCGAACAATCAGACCTGGGCCTCAACCAATTTGGCGATGACCCAAAGCAACAATGACACGACTTTGGACGCCTTCCCTTATCTACTGGCGTCAAAGAAGCTCGACAACGATCAGCTTACGATTTCGGCCCTCGGCGCCGCCGCTCAACTTCCGGGCGCGACGACAACTCAAGTTCGACACTCGGGGCGCGTCGTGAATCAAGATTATCATTCGAACCCGACCGCCGATGCGGCAGTCGCGCAACTTGGCGCAATGCTCTCGGGGCAAGGCGGAACTGCTCCCGCCGCATGGTCCAGCCTAGTTCCCGGCGACCAACATCTGATGATGAACTAGGGCGCCTGAGATGGCGACTGCTTATGATCCAAACAATTCGACCCAGCGCGGTTTCCTCGCTGCGATCGCACTTGGCGAAAGTGGCGGCAAGTCGAACAGCTACACGCTCGGAGCCGGCGGTACGGACCTGAGCGGGGCCGGCACGACCGGCAATTATGGCTTTCCGTCCTGGGGCGGAACGACCGGGGGGCTAGGCGTCGGCACCAGCCATGGCGCCGGCGCCTATCAGTTCGAGCCCGGCACATGGAATTCGATCGCGTCGAAATATGGACTCAATTTCCAGAACCCCGCCGATCAGGATGCGGGGGCGTGGTATTTGGCGCAGCAAGTCTATCAAAAGAAAACCGGCGGCGACCTTGAAACCGCGCTGGAGGAAGGCAACTATAGTTCGGTTCAATCGGCGCTGAATGGGACCTGGGGAACGACCGGCAACGGTGCCACGCCCCAAGGTCTCGCCTATGACTTGGCGCACGGTATTGGATCGTCCGTCGTTGGCGGCAATAGCGGAACGACGGTGAGTTCGGGCGGCTCGGGGACTTCCTCATCCTCCAGTGGGGGAGTTCTCGGGACTATTCAAAGCTACTTCGTTCGCGGCGGCCTTTTACTTGTCGGCGGACTTGTGGTATTGGTCGCGCTGTGGGTTCTCCTATCGCGGCAAGGCGCGGTGCCGAGCCCGAAGGATTTGGCGAAAGCCGTTTGAGGGAGGGATTTTCACCATGAGCAAACTACCGACTGTCACCAAAGCTTCCGATCCCGTCGCCGACGAGACGACCGAAAAGCGGGACGCGGCTCTCAAATCCGCGCTCGACGCAATCGACGAATCGTTCAAGGGCGCCGTCCTCGCCATCAACGAAGCCGGCAAGTCGAACGTGCTGGCGATCGACAAAGCCGGCGAAAACGCCGTGGCCGAAATCAACGCGCTGCTCGCGGAGCCGGTGACGGCGCCCGACGTCGAAACCATCGAGCCAGATGCCTTCGACACATTCGACGAGAAGCTCCCGCCCGAATTCGAAGAGGCCGCAAGTCGCGGTGAAGAATTGACGGCGCTCGACGATGAGCTTCGCGCAAACGGCCTGTCGATCGCCAAGCTTCTCAAGTCCGTGGCCGCCAATCACTTCGGCATTCATCTCGACTAACCGCCGCGAGCCGGCTCAACATAGGGGTTTTATCATGGTCAATCCAGGCGTTGGCGGTCAACCGTCCCCCCAGCCGGCCCATTGGGGCTACGATATCGACCCTGCGACGGGCGTTTCGCGAGCAACATATCCCGGGGAAGTAGTCGGCGCAGTTAGTGGGGCCTATTACAATCTCGCGGCGGCCTCTGGTGCAAATATCAACGGCGGAACTTCGATCGTCACAACCTCGGGCTACTACGCCCCCGGCGATGGCGGCGGAGGTTCCTACATCAAATCAGGAACCCCCGGCGCCGGCCCCGGAAAGTTCCAATCTGCTGATGGACAATGGTGGATACTTTCAAGCGTCTATATCAATGTTCGTCAATTCGGCTGTAAAGGCGATGGCGTTACAAACGACGGCGCCGCTTTTCAGGCCGCAATCAACTTCTCTGTCAATCGAGAGCTTTTCGTTCCGATCGGGACCTATGCAATCGGACAGACTCTGACCACGCCCGCAGGATCGGCCATTCGACTATATGGAGAAGTGCGAGACCAGTACTCCTCAACGATACTTTATACAGGCGTTGGCACGATGCTCACAGTGCCCTTCGCGGCCGAAGCATTCGAAATGTCCGACATCAATCTTGCCTGCGCTGGATCGGGCGGCGTCGGAACGGGCGCCGTGGCAGTGCAGATAAACTGCGCCCGCGCCATTCTGGAACGTCTCAACTGTCGCAGCGCAAACGCCTTCACAACGGCGCTGATTTCGACTTGGCAGGTTTCGCCAAACTATCAATATTACACCGAAATCAAAGACTGCTATTTCGACAACACAAATACACTTACGAATAACGCAGCAACTTGCATTTTGGCGGGTCCAGGGCATTCGCTGATTATCAATGGCTGCATGTTCAGCGGCTATAACAAATCGATTTCGCTGCTAGACAATGGCGGGGCTCAAACTCTTTACGGCATGTTCGTTTCGAACTGCCGTTTCGAAGCCTTTGCTGGCGTCGTGTCCGGATACACTGGTGGCGCTAACGCGGTTGGTATCGAAGTTCCCGCAATCTGCTACGGCCTCAACGTCGCAGGCTGCGACTTCGAATATGGCGACAACAACGCGGTCGGCCAAAGTCAGCGTGCCATGAAATTCGCCGGAACCGTCAAGGGAGGCTCAATTACCGGATGCTCTTTCAACGGCGGCGGCCAATGCTTGAGCATGATCGAAATTGCCTCGGCGAACGTCGCAGCCCTCTCGATCGTCGGAAATAGCTTCTATCGGGCCGTCGAAGGAATTACGATTTCGGGAGGCGGAAAATTCTCTCTGCAACAAATTGGCGTGAATTGGACCCATGCCGGGTTGACGGACCTGTATAACAACACTTTCATCCCATCGGTCCAATTCGGCGGGGCTTCAGTGGGCGTTACGACTTCGGCCGCTACGGGTTACTATCAGCGCGTCGGCAACTATATTACTTTCTCAATCAACATTGTGCTGACGAGCAAGGGTTCATCCACGGGGGCTATGACTATCGCCGGACTTCCTTTCACGTCCGCATCTCAGGGCGCTTTCTCAGGCGAAACGGCTTGCGCTCTGGATATGAATAACATTGCGGCGGGACTCGCTCCCTCCGCGTTCATCATTGGGAACTCTTCGATAATCTCGCTGAGAAACATGTTTGCGAATGCGCTGATGACAGATGCTTCCGCAACAAATACGACTTCAATTCGGGTGACGGGTTCTGTGCTGGTGAACTCGGCGAATTGAGCTGAGAAAGTTGAAATTCCGTAATTGAAGTATATGCACTGAAAATCAAACTATAGATTTAGATCTTTTGGGGTCGGTCGAAGTAATTCGGCCGGCCCTTTTCGTTGG